ATCGTGGATCTACTTTATAACCTTGTGACAATTTATTATCAGGCTCAAATACAAATGTAGTTCTTTCAGTATCTGTTGTTAAGTCAGGTACATCAGTATAATTGTTCTGTCCAGCTACTCTGATAGTAATCGCTGCATCAGCAGGTACTTTATCAAAAATAGGGAACAAAGAAGCAATATAAGAACTACCAGTAACATCACCAGTATTCATATGTAACTTCTCAACATAAGAAGTATATGCAACTAATGCTGTACCATTCCACATTAAATAGTTATCATCAGTAACTAATGTTTGTGTTGTATTAGTTGTAATATAAACAACTTCTTTATTATAATTAAATGTATTAGATACGTTCTGTGGACCAGTAAAAGAATAAGTCAATGAAGGTGTTTGTCTCTTAGTCCATGTATTATTTTTATAATTATAAATAAGAGTTTCATTACAAACAGTAGAAGAACCTTTAGGGAAACTTACCCAGATTTCTTTATAGAACTTATGCTTAGTTACTTTAACTAAATAAGAATAAGTCTTATTTAAATTATTAAAGAAGTATTTTTTAATACGCCAGTCAGCAATAGATTCAATACTACCAGAACCATTATGAACGTAAATATCGTTCCTATCTACTACTAAATGTTTACCATCAAACTCACATACACAATCTGTATTTAAAATACCATATGAACTTGAATAAGGTGATACCCTAGTTGTAGAACCAATAGTTAAAATATTAATACTATCAGAAGAATAAATAAATAAATTACCACGTAACTCAGCCATGTCAAGCACAGGTGAAGTTGAAGATAATTCAAACTCATCGGCAGTATCAGTTGTTAATCCGGGTTCCCATGTCTGTGGGATGCCACCAGTAGGCGCTTGTGTTGATACACGAACAGTACCTGGAGCAGATGTTACTGTAGAACCTTCTGTAATAGATAGGTTAGCTGCTACTAAAGAATATCCTAATGAACGAATAACTTTAGCTGTTACCGTTAATCCTGAATAATAATTCCAGTTAGGTAATGGTTGAAATGTTGAACCAGCAGAAGGGTCACCATACAAACAGTACATAGGGGTAGACTTACCGTTGTTGATCACAACAGCAAAGCCACCGTTAAAATAAGTTGATTGCCAATCGCTATTAGCATATTGAGTATCATTACTACTGAGCATTGCAGATGAATTACCTGCTGCATCTAGTCGTACAAAGTAACCGTTCTTACCAAAGATATTATACCCTTGATCTGGTCGAGGCCAGTGAACACCAAAGTCAGGTACGATAGAAACGGTTTTATATGTAGTTTCGCCTGTGATTGTTTGCACAGACTCATCATCAAACCGCACATTGTATACATCGGTAAATGTATTCTGAGGTACGATTATTGGAGGGAGGTCGGTATTTAAACCTCCCCTCCCTAATTGTTCAACTGGTTGAGCCATAGTTATCCTTTAAATATTTTCTTTAATAAACATTTTAACCAGATCACCAACGATATCTGACCTTACAATGTCGTCTACTGTAAACCTTACAATAGGAATTTCAATATTATTTCTTTCGCACATATTACAGAAGCGAAGAATATTAGTACCTTTATCAATATCACTTTGGCTAGCGTCACCCATCAATACCATTTTACTATTCTCACCTAATCGAGTAGTGATTGCTTTTAATTCTTCTATAGTAATGTTTTGAACCTCATCAACAAGAATAAGAGCGTTCTCAAATGAACGCCCTCTAATTGTTTCAATGGGCTGGTATTGAATAGTATCTTTAGCTAAGAGATATTCATATTTAGTTTTTGTTAATTGTTTTTGTAAAACACTTATCATAGGAAGCAACCACGGTGCTAGCTTCTCTTTGATATCACCTGGGAAAAAGCCTAATGACCTCCCAGTTGGAACATTGCTACGAGTTAAAATAATATGGTCGTAGTTGCCTGATTGAAATAGTTGAGCTATCTTACTTGCTGCACAGTAAGTCTTACCTACACCAGCTGCACCTAAGGTGACAACGATAGGGAAGTGTTCAATAGCTTCTAACAATAGACCTTGATTACGGGTCTTTGGCTGGATGTGAAAAGACTTAGGAGCCTTAACAAGTTCATCCACTTGTTTTCTGTGGTTTCTTTTCAAGAGTGTTTCCTATTAGGTACCGATTACGCTGCGTGGTATTCGGCTTCAGTTAAGATGCCGGGCTTGTACTTGTTTTCTGGTTTGAAGATGGTTAGCTCTTGCTGTCTCATCTCAGGAGCGAAGGAGATGTGCATCCAACGACCAAACTCATGGATCATCTGATCAAACTTAATACCAGCCTTCTTAACTTCTTGGCATAATTGGTAAGGAGTCATCTTAGAAGATGATACATCAATAGCCCAACCATCCATGTGAGAAGATACCTTAGAGCCACCTACAGCTACGTTAACCGCAGGTAGTCTTAACCAAGAATTAATCTTTAGTGGGCCAGTTAAGGCACGTAATTGTTCTAGCTTTTGAGCAGCTACCTTCATGTTCTCTAGCTGAACAGTTGAAGGTTGGTTGTCAATATCTTGGCGAATAGCTGTTTCGCTATACGTTGCTTCTTCTAGTGTAAAGTGTTCACTTAGGTTCATCATCATCTCCAACAATTGCTTTAGCAACAGCAGCACTAGCCTTACGACCAGAAATACCACCAAGAGTACCTACTCCCATGAAGGCAATAGCTTTAAGAATCTCAAGGAAGATAGCGTCAATAGGTGCTAAGTCAGGCTCTTGCGTTTCAAATGCAATAGCATAGAGAACACCAAAGGCAATAACCATTACCATTACAGTAATAGATCTAACTACGAAAGCCCATACTTGAACTTCTACTTCTTCAACAGTAGGTTTGACTGTAGGTTTAGTTAACCACAATTTAAATAACTCTAACATTATTTCTTTTTCTCCATAATCTTTTCAGCGGTACGACCACCAAAATAAGCTAACATAATTAGTTGACCCCACTCACCTAGTAGTTTTACATATGCTTCGTTAACATTAATACTTGCAGCACTAAGGCTAGCAAATAAAAAGTACGCTACGAAGATAGCGATAAGTGTCATTGGGCGAATATTCTTTGATAACCAGCTATCAGAAGCCATGTCAGCTTGCCATCTCTCAGAGACAGCTTTTGTTTCTGCTTCAAATGCGCGTGTATCAATATCTTTTAATTTAGCGGCTAACTCAGGGTTAGCTGTAAGGGCATTAGTAACTTCGGTTAACGAAGCACTTACCCCTAATTTATCTGCAATAGCTTTAATAGCCATACCGCCCATAGGGCCAGCAACAGCCGTAGCTAATGCGGGTGCAGCCCCTTTGAGTAGGTTTAATAGGTCATTCATGATTATCCTTTACACGCATTTACTGCGTCTTTAACGATTATATAAAGATATAACTCAAAGGGTAATATAATAAAGAATAATATAGTTAGTAATATAAGAAAGCTTATATAGATGGTCTCGCCAGATGAATTGTTAATATCAACCCCCATATCTCAAGTATAATTACTACTACTGCGATTACCCAAAGAACACGCTGTCTCATTCTATTAATAAAACGTTGTCTTCTTTGGTAATCATCTTTTCTTTTTTTCATATTAAGAAGATGAGTAGCTTCTTGTTTCTCTTGTACAATACCAAACATATTAACTACGTCTGTATACAAGGCACCTAATTCAGGAGGGCTTTGATAAACCATAATCTCTCGAATTTCTTTTTGTAGCTTTTCCATCTCCTTCATAGCAACAACATGATCTAAGGATATATCTAATAATTCATCAGGGTCTATAACCGAATGATCAATTCTTTCTTGTTGTACTGCTATCTTCTTTTTCATAGCTATCATTACTTTAAAGAATATCTTAAGGTTTTTAATTAAATCAGCCTTAACAGACTGTTCATCAAACTCTTCATATATTACTTTAGGCTTTTCTTTAGTAGGTTCTGGAGCTACTACAGCCGGTTTAGGAGGAGGCTTATCTTCAGGGAATAACTTGGACTTAATAAAGTCCCAGATACCTGTTCCTACTTGATTAACTTCAACAGCTATACCCTTGACTTCATCAAAGGTTTTCTTAGCTTTAAGAACAGTACCCTTATACTCCTTATACATCTCACAACCTTGCTGGATTGCTTCAACTGCTTTTAGCGCCCCTGCAAGGAGAATTAAAGGCATATCTAATCTTTAATATCTTTGTATATGTGATATAATTTTTGGCCAATCATTAAAGCGGTATATATTAAAGTTGCCCATAATACTAATTCACTTACTTGATAACCAGCTACTGTAGCTAATGACACTGTGACGGGAGGCGTAGCTTTAGTCATAATTGCTACTCCCGTTTCTGTTGTTATATGATCACTCATTTCTAACCTTTGTAAATAGTTCGTAATTATTTAAAATTCTAGGGTCTGAGGGATTAAACTCTAAAGCACTTTTACAAAAGCGAATAGCTTGATCTGTTAAACCTAGATGCCATGCAGCAAGGCTTGCCAAATCATATGGCTTTTCAGTCCATACGCTAGGGTCCATTGTATAGACAGCCGCTTTATCTGTGATCTCTAATGCTTTGCAAGCTGCAAAATAACATTGAGTCCAATCGTGTTTCATATAGGAAAGCATAGCTAACTCAACCCAAGGTTCACGAGTGTTAGGTGCCTCAGCAGCAGCTAGTCGATACCACTTTTCTGCTTCTACATAATTGTTAAGGTGTTCATAAGCCTTACCTAATAAACGCATTGCATAGCAGCGTTCATTCTGCCAATTAGCTTCTGGCATTTCTAAGTATTTATTTAAGTATACAATTGCTTCTTCCCAACGCTGATAGAATGTTAATTCACGAGCGTGATAGAAAGCATTTCGAGGGCAACGTGGGTCTTCTTTAATTGCTAACTCAAGTAGCGGCATGTATTGACCACGACTTTTTGTAGGGTCAGGGTGATGGCTTACTAGCAACATATCTGTATGCGCGTAAATCTCTTGAATCCTACCATCAGGTCTTGGATATTCATGAACAGGGTGATGCCAATGATAACCATGGCGGTGGTGGATCTTCTCATAAAAGAATGAGATACCACAACCCCAATCAAACTTATATCGTAAACGGGTAGAATTATCCATCCACACCCGTTCAATCTCTTCCCGCCAACCGGGTTCCATAACTTCGTCAAGATCTAAACTGATACATACATCAAAGTCTCTTGGGATAAGGGAAAGGGCAGCATCCCGAGCTTTATCAAACCGCCAAGGGCTAATACAAATCTCGGGTACTACAGCTCCCATTTCTCTTGCAAGTGAAACAGTGTTATCTGTAGAGCCTGTGTCAGCAATTAAGATAAGGTCAGCATCCTTTGCTGATTCACAAAATCTTTTTACAAACTCTTCTTCGTTTTTACTAATTGCGTAAACTGCTATTTTCAGTTTTCTTGTCATGTCTTGTTGTCTCTTTAAGTTTAGTTTGCGGGGGGTGCAGGAAAAGTATAAGGCAAACGAGCGTCCTCAACTGTTGTTGGAAAGTCACGCAATGCTTGGCAGTAAGCATCCCATTCAGCCGTTGTTGTAAGATCTTTGCGGTAGCGCCAATCAGTTGCAGCCAATAGACGGTTGCGCTCCGTACGTAGTTGAGCCATCGCCGATTGTTTTTCCGCTTCAATTTCTTCGTTTGTCATATCTCTCACCTGAATTAAATAAACCCACTCACCTTCAATGTATGGTTCACAGCGTTCAATAACCTGAGTCATGCGGTCATGTGGCTTGAACAGGTTAACGTGCATACATGAATGCTCTGTCATCCATTCAGCAGTAGGGCCACCGTCAGGAAACACATTGCTAATGAACATTGCTTGATGTTCTGCTACTTCCAGAACTGTATTGTTTTCTATTTTTGCAATTAACATTATTGCTCCTTAAGCTGTTGGGAATGCCGATGTTGGTGATGTAGTAATTGTCCTTGCAAGACCTTTGGTAATTCGAAAATCATCTATGTATCCAATATAATTACTAAGACCTGCACTTCTCGTTCCAATTTCAAGTACGCTTGTATCAGTAAGAGAACTTGTAAAAGTACCTGTCGCAGCAGATGAACCATTAACATACAAGGTAACAGTGTTTCCACTACGAGTAACTGCCAAATAATACCAAGTGTCGGTGGCAATTACACCAGTAGCAGTCACGTTAACGGCAGCGCCAGCAGTGTCGTAAAGACGTATTTGCAAATTACCATCTTGCACCCACCACATAAAACCACCTGCATTACCATAGCCTTTTGATACTATTGGTCTAACACCAGTTATGTTAGTTAGATATGCCCAACATTCCATTGTCCAATTAGCAGTAGCCAAAATTAAACTTATATTATTTCTTGCAGCTAATCGTGCTGAAGTTCCATCAAAATAAATTGATGAACCTCCAAACTTAGATTGTGCTGTGCTAATTTGCGCATTGTTAGCAGTCTCCAAATCACTTATCTCAGCGTTATCAATGATGCCACCATTGGTTGCATCTACCAGCAACTGTGTGTTGGTGATTGCTGTTACAGGCGCAGCAGGTGGAACAAATGCAGATTTGTAAACAGCAGTGCCTTTTACAACGCGCAAATTAGAAATATAGCCAGTCAAGTATTGAGCGCCGCTATATAACGCACCAATCCAAGCGCCGTTTTGAGCATAGTTGGTAGCGTCACTTACAGTTGAACCAACTTGAGCGCCATTAACAAAACATTTAGAACTGCCACTTGCTCTTGATATTGCAATGTGATTCCAAGCATTGGAAACTAATGTAGTTGCGTAAGTACCAGTTGCTGATGAACCAGCAACACCAGTTTGCAATCCTGTGCCGGTGTTATATTGGAAAAAATATCCTCCTGCATTATTGTTATACAAACAAATAACACCAGACCATGCAATGGATGAATACACCCAAAACTCTAATGTGTAATCTCCAGTGCCAAATGCAAAACTTGTACTACTAGCAAGACTCAAGTAATCACCAGCGCCATCAAAGTAAGCACTACCACCATTAGTAGCAGCAGCGTAAGGTGTGATTGCTGAAGTGGTTGGAGTGAATGGAGTTGCTGCAATAGGCTGTGCATTACCTACAGCAGTAAGCGGAAAAGCGTTAGTGCTGTTGTCAATGAATGAACTTGATTGGCAAGTCAGTAACACAGTTCCGCTAATTGCTGTAAGTGGCGCTGTTGGAGGAGTAAAGTTAGATGTGTAAACAGCAGTGCCTTTTACAAATCGTAAGTTAGATATATCGCCAGAAAAAGACTCAGTAAGCGAATGCGATGCCGTTCCAATATAAAGCGTTGAACTTGTTGAGCCATTGCCAGACAATGTTCCTGTTGCTTGTGCAACACCGTTAATATAAATCTTTGCAGCGCCACCGCTTTCTCGTACACAAGCAAAATGAAACCATGTATTTAATGCTGGAGCGTTTGCCGGAGCAACATAAATAGGTGTTCCAGCAATATAGAAATACATGATGCCAGCAAAACTTGTTGGGGCAACTTGGACGTGAAAGTTTGTGTTGTACGCACAAGATAAAACACCAGCAGATTTCCATTCTCTTACATACAACCAGCCTTCAACTGTTATGGCATCAGTGCCAACAGAGAATGCTGCATTGTTTGCTGCACTTAAATAATCGCCAGTGCCGTCAAAGTAACCGCTGTAACTTGCAGGTGTTACTGTTACTGGTTCAAATGGACTGAACTTTTGTACTGATGTATCACCGTTCTTGGTGATAGTTAAGTTGTTTGGGCTATTGTCAATCAAACGATTGCTTTGGCAGGTAAGCAAAACAGTGTTTGCAATTGATGTTAAAGGAGCAGTTGGCGGTGTAAAGGCTGATGTGTAAACAGAAGTTCCATTTACTATACGGGCATTTGACATATAACCAGTAAGAGGATTTGCACCATTACCATACGCGCCAATTGCAATTGGATATGTACTATTCCACATGGAAAAATTCCAAGTATATGTAGCACTGCTAACGCCATTTATCCAAATTGTATAAACACCACCTGTGGTTCTAGTCAATGCAACGTGATTCCATAAATTTGTACTTACAGTATTTGTTGTAGAAAAGTTGAAATCCCAAGTGCCACCACTTGCGCTTACATAAACTATCAATGTTCCATTGGTATTCAAACGAATTTCAAAAGTACCATAAGAACTACTGTTAGGAGTTTTGCAAAACAAAATTGCTTGAGCAGGGATTGATGTTGGATAAACCCATGATTCAATCGTAAAGTTATTGCTTCCAATATTAAATGTGGTATTGTTTGGCGCTGTCAAATAATCACCAGAACCATCAAAGTAGTTTGACCAGCAACTGTAGTAAGGCGTGAACGTGCCTTGCGTTGTATTGCCGTTACGAGTAATCGTAAAGTTGTTGGTGCTGCTGTCTAAGAACGTATTATTCTGAGCGCCGTTGGTTCCATTGCCGGGCAACAACATAGACACATACTTAAAGTAAGGGTCAGTCGTTTCAGGGGGCACATACAAAGGCCAGTTGTTAGCATTCTTTGCTTGGTATTGGTCGTTGATAGACCAAACACCAGTTGTTGATGTGCTTGAGGTAGGCGCAGCAGTTGGGGAAATGCTGCTGCCAATATAGCGTTGTGACATTGCTATCCTCCTTTAAGTAATTGCTTCGTATGTTGCAACCAATTCAATCGCACTAGATGTACCAACAGTAACAACTACTGATTGGCTTTCGCCAATGTACATAGATAATGTCTTATCTAGTAACACAAGAGTTGTGTATGCTGGTACACTAATTTGATAAGCAATACGATAAGCGGTACCACCACCTGCTGTGGCAGAATTAACTGATACCGTTACCGTTGCAGTTAACGCAGTAACGTTTGCCGCAGTAATAGAATCAAGTTTGTTAATCGTTCCTGCAGCAGGGGTTAGTGAAGTCCAAACAGTCGCAGAGGTCGTGCTTGGGGTAAGGTAAGTAGTATTTCCATAAATAGAAGATACGTTTACGATATTAGGGTTAGCCATTTAGCCTCCAAAAATAATTGCCATAGCGATGGCTTTGCCTGTTGAAATACCTGAGCCAGCGGGGCCAGTAGGGCCGATATCACCAGTAGGCCCTGTAGGGCCGTTTATACCGTCTGCTCCGTTTGGACCAGTAGGCCCGGTTGGTCCAGAAGTAAATGAACCATAAAACACTTCTTTGGTTGTCGCGTTGTATTGCAAAGAATAGCTTGGCGAACCAGATGCAGCAGTACGAATTGAATCAACAAACACACCCGCATTAGGGCTTGTTAAACCAGTACCAGACGCAGACAAAACAATTGCGTTGTCAGCGGCTGACGTTGATTGACCAAGCGCAATACCGTTATTTCCAGCTGATGAATCTTGACCTACTGCAACACTACCAATACCAATTGCAGACGCGTTGTAGCCAACAGCGATAGCACCTGTATCAAGGGAGTTAGCACCATAACCAACAGCAACAGAGTATAACGCATTAACAGAAGCAGAACGACCTAATGCCGTTCCTTGGTTACCTGTGTTTTGAGTCAAAGCGTATACAGAACCAAGAACCGCAGTTGTTGCGGCAGCAACCGTACCAGCAGCACCTGTTGGGCCTGTAGGACCAACAACTGTAGAGTCAGCACCTGTAGCACCAGTAGGGCCCGTGGCACCCGTAAGGCCAATATCACCTTGAGAACCTGTAGGTCCCGTAGGGCCAG